TGCATTTGCAGCTGTAATGTTTGCACTTCAAATGGGTCAAGGTCATCAATAGAATTCTGACGATTCTTTGTGTCTTGACGACGCAACTCTGGAAGAGGAATGTCTTTGTTAAGCAGAGTAGAATCTGCGTAACGCTGAGAGAACTCTTGATATGTGAAAGACCTATGACGAAGAATTTGGGCTGCGATAGCACGACTTGTTTCAATCTCAAGTGTCATAAATGCCTGCTCAAATACGGACCAGTGATTATGCTTGGCACAGTATCTGAGAAGACCAGAGACATCAGGATTGTCTTGGTTAGCAGGGTTGCTCACACGAGCAACATAACCCATAGTTTTTTCAGCGTCGGGAGTAACGGTAACGAGAGATACTTTCATCAGGATTCTAGTCGCTTTGCTTCAGTAAGATTGTTTTTCATGTAACGCTTATACTTTTTGATAAGCTTCTTCATCTCTTGCTCTTTGAAAGAGACATTCAATTTAAGAGGGTCTACACTATCATCAAACCCCTTAGTGTTTTCTTTGTATCCTGTTTGCCATTCAGTAGGATACTGTGGAAGTTGTGAAGCAAACTCTCTTGCTTCATTGATTTGCATTCTACCTTCTTCATCAGAAGTATCAATGAATGCTGGGTCAGGAATATTCTTACCGTCTTTACCAAGTTTTTCTTCTGGTAAATCTTTCTTCATAGCAAGAAGATACTGCTCTTCTGGCACTTCCTCAGCATTCACATCAACGATTTCGTCAGACATACATCCTCCATTTTAATAAGAGTTTAACAGAATTATTTAATAAAGTCAAGCAACAGTAATGGTAATGGAAACCGTAATCTTATCACCATTAGTTGCTACAGTATAAGGACCAGTAGCAAATTTCTCTGCAGCAATAAGGTTACCAGTGCTAGCACCAACAATGTAGTAACCATAGACATCACCAACAGCACCAGTAAATGTCCAGGTGACAGGAGCCGTTAGTGTAGCAGTGCCCGCAGTAATATTCCAATTAGAAGTGCCAGACAATGACACTTCTGCATAACCATTACCAGATACTTCAACCAATGTGCTCAGAGCAGTCGTGCTAGTGGGTGTCACATCAGAAGTATACAATCTAAGTAGCATCGCTTCTGATGATAAAAATGATGACAGCATGGTCTGTAGACCAGTCTCTGAAATTTTGATTGCCACGGTTTCCTCCTATTTCTTTTTCTTTTCGTTTGGTTTATTGCCCCATAGTTTAGGGTTGACTCTTCCTTCGGTTTGAGTCATGCGAATCAAATCATGACGATACAAATCCCAATAGTGGTCAAAAATTTCTACTCGCTTTGATGATATCACAATGTCGAAGTGAGTCATACCATCTTGTAGATACTCTACTAGGTATGCAGTGTATGGCAAAGTTCTATCTTGTGCCAACGTTGGATCACAATCTCTGTGAAGAATATTCAAGAGCGACCACCCCACTGAATCTCTGGAAATGCTTCTTTGACAAGAGTAGAAGAGATACGAGTATACTTCTTCTGCAATGCCTTGTCTTTTACAAGACAGAGTAACTCTGCCTCTTCTTTATGCAGTGTCTCAAGCAATCCAATGAAGATTTCTTCTCTCTTCATTGCACTAACAGCAATGCCACCCTTCACAAAGTATGCAAACTTACGTTGACTTTGCTCAAGATACTCATGTTGTAAACCTTTCTCAGTATTGTTTGGGCGGTAAGGCACCTCACCTTCTGGCAGTAATGTTTTTACACTCTCATCAAAATTCCAAATGAAAAGACTGCGTAGAGCTTGGGAGTTGTGCTCCTGAAGAATCTTCTTCTTCTCTGCTTTAGTCTTAGCGTTGTTAACCTTCTGTAGAATTTCTGTAATTAAAAGTTTCATATCAGTTATTATTAAACGACAATTTATTACTGCGGAAGACAAACTCCTGCATCAAATTATTAAGTTGATGCTCCTTGAAATACTCAAGCGGCACCTTCTTCTCACCACTATTTAGCGACAGGTATTCGTCAACAATTTTCTGCTCAAGGTCTTTAGGAATACATGTGAGATCAATAAGATTCTTATTTCTCTCGTAGTTATCCATCAACTCTTTTGTGTTACAGAAAACAGATGGGTCTAGTCTAACCCACTTTTCTAAGTTTTTCTTACTTATAGGTTTCTGTCGCTTACCTGATACAAATGTATCAGAATCTGATAGGAAGTTTGGAATGCCGTCTGACTTATCTCCCTTAAGAATGTGCTCAAGGATGTATGTCTTTGGGTCTTCATGCTTAATCTCTTTCTTT